CCTGGCTTGCATTAGGTGGGCCACCCAGGGTCACCGGTGACCGTGTAGGTAATGCTCCCCTTCAGCCCGTCATCCATCGCGACGGTATTGCCGAACTCGACGCCAGCCGAGGTAAACGACTGGTTCGTCGCAGCCGTGTCAGCGTAGATCATTTTCATTGCGTTTGTTGCCGGAGTAGCGATCAGATCGGTAATCGCTTGGTGCCCTGAGAGCGCCGGGTCGTAGAAGATCTCCGCCGAAACTTGACCGGGGTTGCTGTAGCCAGTCGGCGCGAACGTCTTGAAGACGCCTCCATCCAAAGTCGTAGACTCGAATGTTTCCGACCCGCTCCCGCTGTGCTCAATGCTGAGAATCTGCGCGATGTCCACCAAACTCGCGGCAACCGTGTGCTGCAGTTTCGTGCCCTTAGACTTCACAATCGCCATTGTTCACACCTCCTAAGTGTGCTGAATCGAGAACTGAAGACTCCGCACGTAGTGGCGTTGATCTCGGCCGTCACCGGTCAGAATCACGTCATCCCGTGCATTTTCCCAGAGGACCGCGTTGATCGTGTCGCTGACACCCGCTGCCCCCACGTAGTCGCGAAGAAACGTCTCCACGGCACCCGCCAGCGTGATCGATGCGGGCCGATTGCTCGCGTAACAATCGATGTCCAACTCTGTCTTTCGCAGCGTCCCGCCCGTTCCGTCGAGTCGCTTGTAAGGGTCGTGGCCGGTCTGCGTGATGATGATGTACGGGGGCTTGACGCCCTCCGCCGGGTTGTCAAGAAAGATCGCGTCGAACACCACACCGCCGACAGTCTGCGACGGGGCCAGAGTCGTGATTGTCGACTGCGCGAGTAGCAAAGTGCGGAGGCCGATTTCAATTGCCACTTGGCTTCACCACCTTGGCAAGTTTGGCTCGGATCTCATCGCGAATCACTTTGGCGGCCTTCGACTGACCAGCCGCAAACCCGCGCCGCACGACTCGGCCGAGAATTGGCCACATCTCACCGGTCGGCCAGTTCGTCACCTCGACGAGTTTTCCATTGCGGTACATCCGCGTCTTTTTGACCGTTCGAGACTTTGTCCCGAGAACCATCCAGTGGATGTTGGCACCGCTCATGCCGACGCCCTTACGCTTGCCTTTGCCCCGTTTCGCTTCTTTCTTTGCCGTGTTGCCAACGCCCGCCCCGGCTTTGGCGGCAAACATCCCGCTTTTGGCTTTCTGCATGCGCGACCCGAACAGCACCTTTGCGGCCTTGAACTGGACAGGGACCGCGTTCTTCATTTCCTTTGCCAGAATCCGGGCTGCCTTGGTGATGGCGGTTTTCATCGCACCGCGGGCCACCGAGTCCCGCACGTTGTTCAGCGTGCGTATCAGCTTGCGATCCCCTGTCAGCTTCAGCGTTGTCAGCTTCAATCCGGCGAGGGTCTTGACTGCATTCGCTTTGCGTCCAGCGATCTTCTGGGCTCGTGTCGGCTCAGCCATCCTGCGCCACCTCCACGGCCGGAAACCGGACCATCTCGTCCCCCTCGTCCACGTCCAGCGGGGGGCCGCTGATGTTGAACACTCGATCTCCCATCTTTAGCCGTTGCTTGACGGTCAACGCCTTGCTCTGCGGATCGGTTCGCATCGTGATCTGGTGGGTAATGTCCGCCGCGACCTCGACGCCACGAAAGAATTCCCGACTCCCACGGGTGGCCATCTCGCACCACCGCACGGCGAACGTGACCCAGTTCCCGGCCGTCGTTTCGTCGATCTGGCCAGCACTGTTGACCGAGGCCGACAGCCGTTGCACCTCGACCCGCTTTGACAGCTTGCCCGCCCTCATGCGTAGTCCCCCCACTTCAGCCGATCGGTGACGGCGGTGTACGACAACTCGATTTCCTTTGAGATGGTGCCCGACAAGACAGCTTCGCGGTTCTCGACCCAATGACTGGCCAAAAGAAGGATCGCTTGCTTCGCGTCGTCCGGTACGGCCGAGGCAGAACCGTATCCCGCCTGCATGGTGACCGCGACAGCGTTGAACCGGTCGTATGTCGTGGGCCATGTCTGCCCGAATGCGGGCCGAATCAAGATCGGCTCCGCGTACAGATCCGCCTCGTAGGTCGACGAGGCCAGCGTCTGCAGGGTGTTGTTCGCGTCGTAGTATTGGATCGACGTGATGCTCTGGATCGGCAGCACCTCCGGGACGATGTACGTGGGCAGGTAGTCGAGATTGACCACGACGGTCTGCGTGCAGAGTTTGCGCCGCGTGTCTTTCTCGACCATCATGCGGGCCGTCTTAATCAGCCCCGCCAATCGCTCGTCTTCGTGGCCGTGGTCAATGCGGGCGTGTTCCTTAAGCTCTGCCACACTGACCGGCTCGACCGTTGGCTGGACGCTCACGCGCACCGAAGAGCGCACGCTCTGCATTGACTCCAACGGTCTCGCACGGTCCCACGGCATGGCCTATCGCCCTCTATTCTGACGACGGACCGCCCGCTCGTAATGCGGGACAGCCGTAGTCTGTTCGATCTGTTCCAACGCGGGCTTGGCAATCCTCCGCCTGATGAGTAGGTTGGCCACCCCATCAGGCGGATCGATTGTCTTACCCGCCCGGAATCCCTTCCAAGTTGTGAGGAGTTCCACGCGCATTAGGCGGGCAGCCTTACGACGTTCCCCAGGTTCCGCTCGGTCGCAGTGACCGGGGTATCAGTCGCCCGCGACAACAGCGCGAACGCGGTAAGGAACGTCCCCGTCGAACCGCTGCCAGCCGTGGCGACAAGGTCGAAATAGCGTTTGCGTCCCCGCAAATCGACTTCGAACTTGAAACACTTGTTGTCATCGGTCGCCGTCGGCAAGGCCGCCGTGGTCCCCGCGATGCTGGCCGAGGTGCCGTACACCAGTCCGGTTACGTCGGCATAGCTGCCGTCCGTGTCGCTCTCCTGGAGCTTCAAGGCCGCCATGGCCACATCGGTCGCGCCAACGTACACGAACACTTCGAGGTATTCGTACCCGAGGGTATCGATGCTGGCCGTGGTGTAACTGGCGTTGTTGACGATCGCAGCCGGGGGCGTGATCGAAACGAATCGCGTGTTTTGTCCGTGAATCATGTGTGACTCTCCTTACGATCCGGGGGTCTTCAGCATGATCACCGGGCCAGCCGCCGAGGCCGTTCCCTTCTCATGCACGTTGATGTCAAAGCGCTCGGTGCCACGGATCGCGAGTTGATCAAACTCGAAGTAGCGGCTTCCATCCACGGCAATCGAGATTCCCCGCCGCGAACCCATCGAGGCCGCAAGGTCGAGATTGCCGAGGTAGGCCAGCCCATCCGTCGAGGTCTGGGCCGTGGTCGTGGAGTTCATGACCTGCACGATTTCCACCGGGAACCCGAGGAACTGCAGGGGAGCACCGCCAGCGATCTGGGCGACGGTGTTACCGCCAGCCGCCTCCGCCAGCCGCAGCATGGAGTTCGCCCAACCCACGCGGCTGATGTACCACCGCGCCCCGTTGACAGCGAACTGAGGCAGCTTGCCAACCATGGCTTCGAAGTCTTCAAGGTCGAGAGTCGAAAATGCGGTGTTGCCGGTGATGGCAGTGACTTCGCTGCCGTCGCCTAGGGCGTTCTTCAGGCCGACGATGCCGCCGTAAGTGCTGGTGCCATCGCCATTGAAGAGGCACTCATCCTCTTTGTCCGCGAAGGCGTAGGCAATTTCCTGCGCGAGGTCATCGGCAATCGAAATCACCGAATCCTCATTCAACTCGCTGGAGTACTTGGTCAAGACAGCCAGCTTGCGGGCCGTGAGACTGACCGTGTCCCAACCCTTGTCGCTGGCCGTGATCTCGGCATTCTCCGACACGAAATACGCGGTGACTCCAGACTGCCGACGCGGGACAATGAGGGTATCGGAGGCCATCGGACGAATCCGCAGCACCCGACGGGCAACCCCGCGCTCTTCCCGCAGATCGATGATTGCGGTTTCCATCTGCTCGGGAACCAAGAACCCGCCGAGATTGTTGCTCGTGGTCTGAAGGGCTCGGGTCTCGATGCCGTTGTCAGCACACCATTGGGCCGCCCGCTGATCCCCGCCCAGGATCGCCAGACACCATTGCCCGGCAGCGTATGCCTTGTCCTGCGCGTCCGGTCCCCGGAAAGACCGCAGCGCCCCGACACGCCGCAGCGTCCGGATCTCGGTCTTCGGGGCAGGGGCCACAATCCCAGGGGCAGGGGTGGGAGCACTCCGCCGCCCTTCGCTGGCCGCAAGTGCCGCCTTCTCCTGGATCAGCTTGTTGTACCGGGCTTCCTCAGCACCAGCCTTGCCAGCCTCCTCCAAAAGGCTCTCATACTTGCGTGTCTCGTCGTCAGTGAGGGGCCGAGACTTGCCGCCCTCGCCCCCAGTCGCCGCCGCCACCAGCACGCCTTCCGCCTCAGCCAGTTTGGCCGAACGCAATTCGCGGGCCGCATCGGCCAGCTTTTGCAAATCCATAATGTCGTCTCCGTTTTGGCCGACGACCACCAGATAACACATCAGGCGTGAACCGTCGGCAAGTGCGAACACCTGCTGACAATCCACGCCTGCGACGGCAATTGCGGATGTCTCGCGGAATCAACACCATGCCAACGGGCTGGGACGTTTGTTCCGGCAGCATCAATCTGTGTTAAATCGTACTGACTTGCATTCGACTGTCAATACGTCTTCAGCTTGGCCAGTTCGATTTTCTTCGAGGCCAGATCGAACGGCATCCCCTGCGACGCTCGCGCCTTGGCAAGCGAACGCAACGCCATCTCAGTTGCCTGATAGGCGGGGTACGT